GTGTGCAGCGCCGATATGCTCTTTCTCAACACCGGAAGCGTCAGAGGTGTCTTTGTTATCAACAACTACCACCTGAGTAACGATGTTGTTTTCATCTAATTTGCAAAAGTGAGCCATTACGCCTCCAGCTTTAATCCGGTTAAATCCATTTCTTCCCCGACAACACCGACTGGGAAAGTGTTAAACGATAGTGAGATTCTTACCTCATCGCCTTTGACTTCAGGAACCATATGGGTTAACGATGAAGGAAACAGAATCAATCTGCCTGCATAAGCCTCAAACCACCAACTCTCAGAGTTGTACGGGTTCCACTGGTCAGGAGGAAACTTGATCTGCTGCCAGCCATCTTTGTAGAAGTAAATCCTGTCATCAGGGTTGGTCTGGACGTAGAACACACCTGAGATGTAACTATTAGGATGAGCGTGTTTGTGGTGATACTGACCTTGTTCGCTATAGTTGCACCAGCTTTGCGTGACTCTTAAGGATACATTGTGCTTAGGATTGACTGTGCTTTTGAAGTAATCCGAGACGCTATCTTCTATGAATGAGCGCAGGCTTGTCAGTACAGGGCTACGAAGTACGAAGTTATCAGTGCTTGTCGTATTTCCCTGATTAGGTCTTGTCTCAAGCTCACGGATGAAGAACAACTCCTCATCAGACAAGGGACGACCTAACTCAGCAAATCCAACAGGGATGGGGAATAAGTTATGCAACTGCACGTTCAAATTCCTCTTTGGCTATGCCCATCTCGCGGAGTTGCTCGTCGGTGTAGATTGTAGGGATGCTGTCCTCAAACTCTCTGATCTTGTCTATCACCCAATAGACCTCTTCAATACTCGGGCAAGGTCTAGGATCATCCCAACGTGTAAAGACGTTGTTAGAAATTTCCCACTTCGCCCCAGGACGAAGAAGGTGCATAGCTGTGTCTATTCCTAAGAATTTATAAACTTTTGTAGTCATGTTATTGATTGATTTTGATAATTACGATACCGGAAGAACCATTTCCTCCTGCAAATGCAGTTCCGGGGCCGCTTCTAGCACCACCGCCACCGCCAGAACCAGTATTAGCAGACGGCGCATTTGACCCTGAAGTAGTCCCAGAACCATTGCCTCCAATGCTTGACCCTCCAGTACCCCCGCCCCCTCCTGCGTATGATCCACCTCCACCTCCACCAGCATAAGTCCCGCCGCCTAAAGCAGCACTAACTGTAGTGCCTGCTCCGCCGTTACCACCTGAAGAACTGCTGCCATTAGAACCAGTACCACCGCTACCACCACCGCCGCCTGCGCCATAATTACCGCCGCTTGTAAAATTGCTTCCTCCGGTATTTCCCTGCGCTGGAGAAGTAGAAGGCGTATCCCCCGCTCCTCCTGATCTGCTTATTCCACTAGCGCCACCAGCACCACCGCCAGAACCGCCAGCAACACCATTTGCTACATTCCCCCCACCTTGATCTCCATAACCTCCACCTCCACCTCCAGCAGAAACGATTCCCGGTGAAGCAAATGCACTAGGACTTGTGCCGCCAACTATAGAAGAAAGATTTCCGCTACCGCCAGAGGCAACAGGAGATGTAGTGCCGCCGTTACTTCCTCCAGCACCAACTGTAATTGTGTAATCAGCGTTTGCTGATACAGTCGTTGTGCCTGTTCTATAACCTCCGGCTCCACCACCACCGCCTCCGTTAGCACCACCACCACCGCCACTTGCAACCACAAGGTAGTCAACAGAGGTCACACCAGTAGGACATTTCCACGTAGTCGTGCCTTTGAATACAAAGACGGTTTGGCTAGCAACGGTGTACTTTAGGATGACGATACCGGAGCCGCCGTTAGCACCATTTCTTGTTCCTGGTGTCCATCCACCGCCGCCACCTGAACCTGTGTTAGTTGCGCCTCCAGTTAGGTTATTAGCGCCAACAGGAGCCTCTCCTTTCCCGCCAATTGAATTAGTGCTTGTGTTTGTAGTTCCTCCAGTACCACCAGCAGCATAATAAGTAGCAGTACCAGTAATAGAAGATAGTGATCCAGACCCTCCGCCAGAAGTGCCTTGACCACTCCCGCCATTCCCCCCCGCTCCACCTCCACCACCATAATCAGTCCCGCCGGTATTGCCCTGTGATGGTGTTGTAGATGGGGTATTACCTGCTGCTGCTGGATTTCCCGTTCCTGCGCTACCGCCGCTTGACCCCCCAGGTGCTCCGGCATTATTTCCGTTAGATCCGCCACCGCCTCCACCATATGCCTTAAATGTGTTAGTTCCGGCTCCAGACGGGTTTTCTATTATAGGAGCGCCTGCTATGGATGAATTGCCGCCAGAACCACCTTTTGCTGAACTGCTTATTGAACCAGTTCCTGCTGCACCAACCTCAATTGTGTAATCATTTCCTGCCGTGACACTTAATCCTGTGCCGGTTCTAAACCCGCCTGCGCCACCGCCTCCAGCAGCATTATTACTAGCAAAGCCACCACCCCCACCACCAGCCACCACCAAATACTCAACCTCTGTCACCCCAGCAGGGCAAGTCCACGTAGAGGTAGCTGTAAAGGTTTGGATGACGGTGTAGCCACCACCGCCGCCCCCTGAACCAGCAAAGGCAGCAGCAATCATTGCACTTAATGCACCAGCCATATTAGGTCACTCCTGCACCAGAGACATACCATGTATCCGTAGCAACCTTAAGTAAGGTAGCCATTCCCTTTGTCGCCACTGTCCTGTTACCCGTAGCACCATTGGCAAGCTGAAAGGTAACACCAGCACCAGAGATCGTAAGGTTTCCAGAGTTGTTATTAACGACAAGGATCGTTGTACCGACATCAATCGCCGTAGTTGCGTTTGTGTTTACCGTAAGGGTTGCTGTAGAGCCACCAGTAAAGTAAATATGCTTACCCGCATCGCTTGCAGCCACAGTCGTATTCGTGCTCTGTGGAGCGCCGATATAACCAACCTTGTTAGTACCATCTACCGTACAGTTACTTAGATTACCCGATGTAGGTGTTCCTAAGATCGGAGTTACTAAGGTAGGTGTATTAGCAAAAACATTAGCACCTGTACCTGTCTCATCCGTAAGCGCTGCTGCTAAGTTTGCAGACGATGGCGTGGCTAGGAAGGTAGCTACGTTAGCTGCAAGGCCAGATATACCTGTACTTACTGGTAAGCCTGTACAGTTTGTGAGCGTACCTGATGATGGTGTGCCTAACGCACCGCCAGAGGTTAGTCCTGTAGCAAAGGTTAGGTTGCCTGAGCCATCAGTTTGTAGAAACTGATTAGCACTACCGTCTGTGCCAGGAAGCGTAAAGGTTGTGTTGCTGCTGGTATTGGCAGATTGGACGGTTGTTGTCCCTGTCCCAGAAGCGTTACCCTGAAGTTTGATCTTTGACATAAGTTACCCCAAAACCATCCACGATTGACCATCTGGAACCGTCACAGCATAACCTGCCGCGACCGTGACAGGACTGACAGACAGTCCGTTTGTGTTGCTCGTAAGTGTGACATTGCTCGAAATCAAAATTTGCGATTCTAGGATTGGCCCACCTGCGCCACCACCTGTAGCCGACAGCGTACCAGCCGACAAACTAAGGCCAGAGCCTACCGTGACGTTACTAAACCCGCCCGTACCGTTGTTAGCTAAAAGCTCTGTATTCGCACCAGTAGGAGCAGGAGCAGCACCTAACGTATTGTAAGAAAGCGTGACTGCTGTAGAACCGTTAAATGTCGTTCCTGACGCTGCACCAGAACCAGAGTTATTGAGTGTTAATGCGTTAGTTGTTGTGCCACTTCCTCCGGTTGCGCTTAACGTACCAGCAGAGAACGATAGCCCCGTTCCTATCGTGACATTAGAAAAGCCACCAGACCCGTTTCCATACAGGATTGACGTTCCACTAGTAGCCGGAGCGTAATCCGTACCTGATGTGGCTGTCGTAAAGCCTGAGCCATTACCCTTGAGGATACCGTTAAGACTTGTTGTAACCGCAAGGGTTCCTGAACTCGTTACCGGAGAATTGGAAACCGTAAAGCCAGAAGGCATGGTGAGGCCAACTGAAGTAACTGTCCCAGAGCCACTTCCTGCCGATGCCCATACAAACGCTGAACCATTCCACTGTAAATAAGTAGATGATGTCGTAGGAGCATCTATAAACGATGTCGCACCTACACCCGTCTGGTACACAATCTTGTTAGCAGAACCTCCAGATACATTCTGTGCGCCTGTTGCCGTTGTTGCAGAGGCTGCACTTCCAGTAATTGATATGGACCAGGTTCCGCTAGCGTTAGTACCCGTTGTGGATGGAGCGCCAATCGTGTTGTAACTAATGGTTCGCGCTACCGATCCATCGAAGGTTGTTCCTGAAGCAGCACCGGAGCCTGAGTTGTTGAAGGTTGCAGCATTGGTAGTCGTTCCACCACCGCCAGACGCAGCAGCCCAAACAAACCCCGTTCCATTCCAAGAGAGGTAAGTCGAGCTAACCGTTGGGCCTGCAATAAAGCTCGTAGTTCCTGAGCTTGTTTGGTAAGGGATCTGGTTAGGACCACCGCTAGCAAGGTTTGTCGAGGTTGTCGCAGAAGTCGCAGACGTTGCACTTGTCGCCGTTGCCGCGTTGATATTCCATGAACCTGTCGCGCCTGTACCTGTGATCGGCACATAGTCCGTACCAGCAGTTGCATTTGCAAAGCCACCAGAACCGTTAGCCTTTAAGATCGAGGTTCCTGTTGTCGCAGGAGCGTAGTCAATCCCAGACGATGCAGTAGAAAAGCCACCTGCGTTGTCGCCTTTTAGGATGCCTGTGCCTGACGTTGGTGGAGCGAAGTCAGTACCGGACACTGCCGCAGAGATAACGCCGCTAGCAGCCTTCAGAACGCCCGTAGTGCCTGCTGCTTTGACTAGCTTGCCCGTACTACCATCAAACAAAACGATTTGATTAGCGGTCGCTCCAGACGGTCCTACAACGTCACCCGTTCCTGCTGGAGTCGCCCAGGTTAGTGCGGTCCCATTCCACGAGAGGTAAGTTCCTGACGATGATGGAGCGGTTACAAAGCCCGTTGTATTAGATGCGGTCTGTACCGCAAGACGATTGGCAGCACCGCCTGCAAGATTGGTTGCGGTTGTTGCCGATGTTGCACTTGTCGCACTATTGGCAGAACCAAGAATGTCGATGTTCCAGGTTCCAGTAGCGCCAGAACCCGTGTTAGAAGGAACGCCTAGATTGGTGCGAGCATCACTTGCTGTAGAAGCGCCTGTGCCACCGTCTGCAACGGCTAGGTCTGTAATCCCTGTGATCGAGCCACCAGAGATAGAAACCGAGTTAGCCGCTTGTGTAGCGATAGACCCAAGACCGAGGTTCGTTCTTGCGGTCGAGGCTGACGATAGGTCAGAGAGATTATTGGCCCTGTAAGCGTAGGTTGTATCCTGGCCTGTCGCGGTTACACCTAAGTTAGTGCGAGCATCCAGCGCAGAAGAAGCTCCGGTCCCACCGTCTGCCACGGCAAGATCGGTAATGCCTGTAATTGAACCGCCAGTAATGGATACGCTAGCAGCGGACTGTGTGGCAATCGTGCCTAAACCTAGATTCGTGCGAGCAGTCGATGCCGAGGAGAGATCAGAGAGGTTATTGGACCTAAAGGCATAGGTTGTATCTTGGCCTGTCTCGGTGACACCCAAATTGGTTCGTGCGGTTGCGGCATCCGTTGCACCTGTACCACCGCGAGCGACTGTCAGGGTTCCTGTCGTTCCCGCGATAATAGGAAGGCCAGTACCGTTAGTTAAGGTTACCGCAGAAGGTGTGCCGAGGTCAGGTGTCGTTAGTGCCGGAGATGACGCACGAACAACATTGCCCGTACCCGTAACGGACGAGAATGAGAGGTTTCCGGACCCGTCTGTGCCTAGTAGGGTATTGGCAGCACCATCAGCAGAGGGCAGTACAAAGGTTGTGTTGGTGGAGATAGAAGCGGCAGCGCGTAACTCAACGTAGTTAGAACCGTTATCTGCATCCTCACCGAGACGAACGCGACCTGCGTTAGCCGTTACACCCTGAACCGTTAAGACATCAGAAGAGGTAAACGAGTCGCCATCTAAGCCTGCCTGTTGATTCTTGAGCTGCGACATAAGCTCACGAATCGCGTTGTTGATGTTACTAGGAGCGCATCCCTCAGCAATATCGATGCCATCAATATCGGTGTTGTTGCCTGGAGTTGAGGAGAACTCGGAAATCTTTGTCTTTGCCATGATTACTCCGCTTGCATCCCTGAAATCAACGGCGCAAAGCCTAGATCCTCAGCTTTTTTCCGTAATGCCTTAGAAACAGGCTCAACCGTCATTTTAGAGGCTTTTTGCATCATTAGCGAAGCCAATTTCGGATCTAGCATGGCTTCGACGAGTAACTGACCAACACGCTCGTCAGGAATCTTGTATAAAAAATTAAGAGGCATAGCCAAAGACTTAACTGTTGCGGTATCCGCAAGCACATCAGAAAACATCGAGCCAATCAGGTTTGCAGTCGAAAAGTTTTTGAATGTATCGGAGCCTGGGCGTTGCGCCACCGCAGATGTTAGCGACGATGTTCTGTCTAAATCCTTAATTAAGTTATCAAGCATGGTGGCTTGGCTTTGGTTTAGCGTGCGACCAATCTCTTGCGCCCTATTAGTTAACTGGCTTCTTAACTTCGCCTGGCTGAAGATTGGGATAGCATCTTCTGTGCTTGTTATATCTCTAGCCGCGACCGTAGATTTCTCTTGTATCTTTTGCAAGAGCTCCTTTTGGCTAATTGGAATAGACTGCCTGCGGTATTCAGAGAGGTAATTTTTGAACCCAGGTGCGCTCTGCTCGATAACATCATCAATTACAGACCTTATCTGCCCAAGTTCCTGAGCGGCAAGCCTTAGCCTGAAATCTTCTTTGTCGAACTTACCTTCTATGGCCTGATTGATGTCTTTGCGTATACCGTAAATCCGTTCTGGCGTTACCGGCACTTCTTCGACATCTTTAATCAAGCCCTGCACAAACTTCATTGCATCCCTAACAGGCTTAGAGCCACCTGTTTCGCCGCGAACTATATTGTTCATGGCTGACCTTACGGGATTAAGAGCATCGTAAGACATAGGCCCAAACTCTTTTTGAGCAAAGAAAGCCTCTTCTCGCATTGGCTTTGTTGTTTGTTTTCTGACCTTTTCTAACGATTTAATAACCTCTGGGCCAACTCCGGACTCAGCCTGAAATGCTTGCGATCGAGCAAGATTTTGCTGCGCCACGCGCTGACCAAGTAAATTTTGAACATCTAAAATCTTAGCAACAGGTGTTTGCAGACCAAGTAAGCCAGGGTCTCTAGCTGCCTCAGCAAGTGTCGGCATAGAACCAGGTATGTACTCAGGAGCTGCCATAGCCCTTGCAGCGGCAGACTCAGGTATCGTGGCAAATCGGTTAAGGATATTGCCAACCATTACCTCTCGACCTTCTTGCGTAAACGGCTGAACTACGCTTTTCGCAATTTGAGCGCCAGACCTGGCGACAGCCGGAGCGCCAGAAGGTGTCATCGACCCAACGATTCCCAGTCCCGCCTGAGCAATCGGAGGCAATCCTTCTTCTCTTGCTAAGCTAGATGCTCCAGCACCACCTAGTGTGGCAATACCTTGCGCCCTTGGATCTCTCGCTAAAGTTGCGGCAACTTCTCGTGTCACAGGGCTTTTTGCCACACGCTCAACATTTTTGGCAAGCTGAACAGCACCGCCAGTACCAACCAAAGCGGATGCCAAGTCTTGAGAGACACGCTCTTGCGCTGTCTGTGGTTGAGGAAGGATTTTATTTAGAAGGTTTTGTATGGTCTCCCCAGGAGGCGCAGCGACTTGCCTTCCAGCGACAACATTCATGAGACCCGTAATAGGATCGGCAATCATCGTCGGTAATGCGGTTAAACCGCTAACAGCAGCCCTAGCTGTTAAACCAAGTTGCCTTGCAATACCACCAGGCGATACCTCTGGCTTACGCTCTGCTTGAGCAAGCATTTCATCAATAGGTTTTTTAATTGCCTTTGTTTGACCGGATACGACAATTGCTCGCAAACCCTCATCAGAAACCTTTGACATATCCCCAGAGGCAATGGCCTCTAGGTCTTTGTCTGATAGCTTGCTTAAGTCCATTATTGGCCTCGCGCTCTAAGTCTTTTTTGTATCTCTTCTTGCGCCGCTTTCATAAGATCTGTCGCGGCATCTGATTTAGGCGTTTCTTCTGGCGGCTCTGGCTTCGCGCCTTCAACACCCTTTGGTCTTTTTGCCGCAACATTGCCCATATCGGTAATGATTCGTGACAATTCAGACGCTTGTTTATCAATAGCTTTTTTGCCAGTAAAGATACCCGTGACGGTTGTTGGATCTTGTACTAACTGCTCGATGATCGCCAAGTCAGGTCCGTTAAGAACGCCTAAGTTATAAGCCTCTTTAGCCTGTAACTGCATATTGCGATACTTAAGTTGTATGTCTGCGCGTTTAGTAGGGTTTGCAGCATCAGTGACTGTAAAACCAGAAAGCGATTTTCTAAACTCCTTGATGGCATCAACTGTGTTTTGAGCGCCAATGACCTGTTTCGCCTGAGCCTCTGGTATCTTGCTTGCCGCCCCCATGACAGGCTGTCCCGTTTGGTCGGTTATTGGAATGGCTGGCATGCCAGGGATAGAGGAAACATACATCTGCCCCTTGTCGGTATCAACAATCCTATACGCACCTCGTTCAAATTCGCCTTTAGCAAGATTAAGTCGTTGGCCTTCCATGCCAACGCGCTGACCTTCCATAGCAACTCTTCGATTTTCAAGTTGAAGCCTTTGCTCATCAAGCATGATTCTCTTGGCTTCTGCTGGAGGTATGTTTTTCTTGATCTCTCCGGTAATCGTTCCGGTCGTTTTGTCTCTAAAAACAATGCGATCGCCTTGATCGACCTGCTCTTCGTTTGGCAAAGGCGAAGCGTTAACCGTTTTCATTGCACCTGTTTTGCTTAACTGAATAAGCGCCGGCCTTCCTCCAATCATCACAGTCGTTGGAGTTGTTGAGTATTCGTCTTTGAGTTGTTCGCCTAAAAACTTTGAGCCAGCCTCTGGTCCCATAATCCTTGCAATGGCTAGCTGTTCAGCGCTCAACGATCCAAATGGAGTTGCTTGTTTTTGCATGGCTTGCAGCCTATCTGCAGCCGCAGCGGTCGGTCCTTCTGTGCCCATCGCCCTTCCAGCAATAGCGGTTTGTTGCTCCGCTGTTGGACCCATCAGCATCCGATTAAACGCCTCTTCGCGCTGACGTTTTTTCGCAGCCTCTTCCAACTGCAAGCCCATCATCCTATCCTGCACCGCCTGCTGCATAGCACCACGATAGGCTTGCTGGCCTGCCTGTAAACCTTGCGCCACAAGCTCGCCCGTAGACTTTCTAACAGGGCTTCTGCCAGACCCTGCTAACAGAGAAAGCCCTAAGTTAAGCAAACCTTGATCTTGTGCTTGTTGGCGTAACTTCTCCTGCTCTTCCGCGCCTAACAGGCCACCCATGTAAGAAGGCATGTCGCCAAATATGCCGCCAAGGAAATTAGATGTAGACACAATTACCTCCCAAGCAAGCCAAGCAATCCACCTGCCGCTGCGCCCAACCCAGTGCCAAGACCAGGAACCATACTGCCCAATCGAGCGCCTGTTAATGCGCCGCCAAGAGCACCTGCCAGCGGATTAGAGTAGGTCGGCTGAATAGTCTGCTGCCCAGCAGGAGCGCCATAAGCACTCGATAAGAACGACTGTAGGTTCGCGTAAGGTTGCTGTTGTTGGTAGTTGAACTTCTGAATGGCATCCGCAAGAGCAGCCTGTTGGTATTGCTCTGCTGTCTGACCAACCTGAGCCAGTTGTGCAATGTCCGTGTAGTCCTGAGCAGCAAGACCTGGTGCAGCACCGATAGCCGCTTGTTGTCTAGCCTTCTCTTGCTCGTAAAGATTCGCACTGAGACCAAGCGCAGATTGCTGCCTTGCTCGCTCGTCTGCATAGTTTTGGTAAGCAAGCTGACCAGCCTGAGAAGTTAGCGCATTTGCTAACGCGCCCTGAGCACGAGCCTCTTGAGACATCAGAGCCTCGTTCATCCCGTAGCGACCAGAAGCAGAAGCTCTAGACCTCATCTGGTTGATTGCGTCTTGATAAGACTGCGTTGCTTGAGAAAACCCTGGTTGTAAGGCTTGCGTGAGGTAAGGATTCGGGTTGAGGTAATTACCTGTAATTGTGCTTTGCAACAACGGGTTAAATTGGCCTTGTAAAGCTGTAGCCTGAGCGCCGCCTATCTGGCCTGCAAGTTGTTGTTGGGCTAAAGGTACAAGCGGATTGCCTTGCATAGCCCTTGTCTGCATCGCAGACATTGCGGCCTGAGTCTGTTGCGATGGGCCAACGTACGTCTGCCCTGTGTAGGCTTGTGGGCCTCCAGTTGCGTATAGACGTTGAGCCTCAGATAGACCGTACTGAACGTACGGCTGCATAGACGGATCTAATTCCGTCCTGGTTACTGTGTTTGTTGACCCGCCGGACATATTAAACCTCTCTTACCCATTTCCTGGGCCTGAAACCCAACGCTTGAGCTTTGCGATCCCAGCCTTTACGCCACGAATCAAAGCTGATAGTCCTTGCGCCACCTTCTCTCGCAATGCGGAGAACATGATCCATGCCTGCATCAAAATCTCCCTTGCCATAAGCGCACCAAATATGCAAATTATCGCCGATAGGCTGCAAAACAACAAAGCCGCAAGGATAAGTATCCTCAACAAAGACCCAAAGAAGTGATCGCCCTGCAAAACAGTCCGCGTAAATGTCCTCGGGTATCCATGCTTCTGGACTCTTTCTGAGAATGACTTCCAATCCCTGCCTAACGAACGGCCAGATTTTGCGAAGATTCTCCGGCTTAACGTATTGAACATTCATCCAACCACCACATAACCATAAGTCTTATCGGAGGTAGCGTTAGGAAAATGCGTAATCGTCGCGGAGCCATTCGTAACCGAAGAGATATACACCCCACCGTTAGAAAACCCCCCAACAAACTGCATCGTGGCAATCACAGAAGGAGTCGCAGGCCTCGTCGGACTCGTTTGAGTGGGGATGTGCTCGATGATGGCAAGCGTTGATGTCGTAGCCCACATAAGCTCAATATAGTCATTAGCCGCCAGGTCTATAAATAGATTAAGCGCAGCAATAACGTGGCCTTTGACCGACCCATGTTTTGAGTCAATCGAAAACTTAGAGTTACTGTCAGCAACGTCAGTGCCGTTTTTTCTTATCCAAACATCTACGTCCTGTATCTGCGAGTCATCGTTAGCAAACTGAATCGAGAACTGGAAGTTGTACTTACCAGCAGCCCTTACATTGATCCTCGACGAGTTTGATAGGTAGACGTTATTAGACAGGTCGGTGTTAGAAAACGTGATGGCATAGGCTGTTGTCGTGCTTGCGGCTGATTGATCGTTAACATCGAAAAACGAGCCGTATGGGACCGCATCTGCGTAGGCATTGGCAGAATAAGGTACAAGGATGATCTTGCTTTCTACCCCTATTCTCGCGTCTGTAATCGTGGTTGTGGTGGCGTTTCCGGTATTAAGCGTCACCGTTCCCGTGTTGTTGGTCTTACCGTCCATGATGTTACGGACGATTTCGGCAACCGCTCTCGCATCGCCACCAAACGGAGGCAGCGTACGGAAGATCATCTCAGCCCCTGCGGTACAACCGTGACATCTATTCCAACAGCAGAAGTCCAGACCCCAGAAGGCCTTACCTGCAACCGATGGTAGGTTCCAGAAGAACGCAAACCAATGCGGTTGTCATCGTTTGCCGTATAACTTGAACCCGTAAACTGAGCAACCTGGCCCAAACGCTTTCTCGACGAGATTTGCACTGAGCACGATCCCGTATCAATCACGGGCCTTACTAGCGTCACTACGCTAGGTGTATCGTTGAGCGATAAATCAGGTGTAATGATGTTTGCCGTTAATGCCGACCCAGAAAAGGCCACGATCTTTGCGCCTAGCGTACCCGTAAGCAGGTTGGATGTGACCGTATACCCAAAGGAATCAAGGCTTGCAGGAAGCGAATCAATGCTTCCGTAAGCGTCTAATTGCTCTAAGGTCAGGCCAGACGAAGAGGTTGTTGTGATAGCGGTCGAAGATGAGATCGTGTCTACATTCACCTCACCATAAGACCACTTGTTAAGGTTGAAGTTGTAGATCAGGACGTTGGTTGATTGACTTGTCGTCTTAAAGCACCAGATAACGAGGTTTTTAAGCGGGTCAATCGCCGCACTCATCGTAGATAACTGCGATATATCTACGTTGTTGAAGAACCACCTGTCTACCTTCTCGACAGAAATAGACTCGACTGCCTGACCATTGCAGCGATAAAACCCATCATCAGACAAAAAGAACGACATGCCGCCATACTGGATGATCGAGTTGGGCTCCATACAACCCAAGCCCCTAGAGATCGTGTCGAACTGGAACACGAGAGGGCTTCCAACGTAGGACATACGGACAACCGCACGATCCATGTACACCAATCCATACTCACCACCCGTCAATCCCTTGACATGCCCACCATCAGGAATGTCCTGGTAGTCAGACTGTGTGAGAGCGGATGGGGTCCAATCGGTTTCGTCGCCCAAAGCGCACCATTCGACACGGTTAGGGTAGATCGTTGCCCCATTGTTAAAGCCTGCAACCACAAAGTCTCTAACCGTAGTGACGTACCGAGACTTAGGCGCAGCAGCACCAAGGTCTGCAAAAAGGGTCGATGAGCCCATGAGGTAGCCCTGGAGCCTGTCACCACCGTTAGCTGCGATCACTCGGTTGCCGAATTGGGTAAACCGCCACTTCTGATCCGATGGGGTTGTATAACCACCAGACTTTGATACGTCAGACAAAGCTAAGTTCGTACCGAGCTTAAACAACTTCGTATCACCGCCAGCAAAGACCGTAACTGCTTCACTAGGTGCAGCAGCAGCAACAACCGAGTTAAGCGTTTCTGATGCTGCGTTAGACCACTCAGCAGGAGCAGGAAGCGGTCCGTATCCTACTTGTTGTGGAATGACGTTCTTAGCATCCACAAGCGCACCAGCCACGCCTGGCTGATCGGGTAACCACTCACCAAAGTTAACTCTCATCGTTTAGCAAGCGCCATCGCAAGAGGAACGCCCGAATACTGGCTCTCCTCGTCGGATCTCGTAAGCGCAGTGATCGCACGATCATACAAAACACCCCAGGTCTGCAACCGAGGGTCATTCATGAGATAAGGTTCAGCCTCTCCTAGAGCACCGTACAAAAGCGCATCAGGGCAAGTCGTTAGGAAGAGGTTTGTTGTGTTGGAAGTCGAGAGAAAAGCAGGCGCTGCGTAGTAGAGGATCTTAATCGTGTAATTGCTGTCAGGAATTGGCGCAAGCTGAATGGTCGAGCCGAGGATCGTGTAGAAAGCCGGTACACCACTCTCGTTCGTCCTGCCGTTCCTGATGAAGATACTCGGCGTTGCGAACGTGATCGGGAAGTCGGGATCAGAATCAACGTACACATCCCGCGCTTGCAGGAAGTCAGTAGGGAGGTTAATTGTTGCGCCACCACCAGTCGCCGTGATCGATGTCTGGGTAAGCATCTGGCGCAGGCGTAGATCTCTGCGTAGGCGTATTTCCGCGAGTTGGATGAAGTCAGGGATCGCGGTAGTAAGATCATCTCTACTGAGATAATTAGCTATCGTCGTTTGTAGTTCGCTGTAAGTGCTTAGGGCCATATTCGACAT